ATTAAAAGCACCGGATGGCTGGTTATCGATCAATGGCAAGAGGGTGCCGTATTACAATTAATAATACAAAAACGACTTGTTGTATTATATTTATAGGACGATATGGTAAAACTCTCCGATTTTTTGGTTGAAGCTGCTGCGAATTCCAGTCAAAAAGACATGGAAAAAAATGAATTGCGGCTAGATAACACAATCAAGTATCTTCAAACCAAAAAGAAAGTGTTGTTGATTGGCACATCAAATCGTTGGGAAGGTCATAAGGACGATGAAGCAAAGTCAACTAAATTGGCTAAGTTAGTTTGTGAAAGATTGGGTAGTGATAAGTGTGAATTTATTGATGCAAGCAAACTCAATATTTTTGTATGTGAAGGAAATGTGTCATCCAAGTGGGGCAATCATTGTGGAGAAAAAGGTGCGGTGTTAAAAGATAAAGAAAAAGATCCAACTGGATATCATCGTTGTTGGGCAAGTATCAATAACAAATCAGATGAACTTTGGAAGATTAGCAAACCATTATTTGAGAGTGATGTAGTTTTATTTTTTACATCTATACGTTGGGGACAGACCAACAGTATTTATCAGAAACTAATAGAACGTTTGACGTGGATTGAAAACCGTCATTCAACCCTTGGTGAATCCAATATTGTTAAGAATATTGATGCTGGTGTTATTGCTATTGGTCAAAACTGGAATGGAAAAGATGTTACACAAACACAAAAAGCTGTACTGGAATTTTACGGATTTAATACTCCACAAGAGTTATTTTGGAACTGGCAATATACAGATAACGTCAGTGATGAAACCAAAAAATCATACTCGAAAGCTATTAAAGTTTTTGATGATACATTCATCGAATGAATAATTAAACAAATATAAGTTATGAAAAAAGCGTCAGGAAAAAGTAATTTGGCAATCGTTAGGGACTATCTCAATGGTGAACGTCCTTTTATTCAAGTTGGTTATACTGCAGATTCCGATTTTGCATCTCGTAAAGAGGGTGAAATTTGGGAGGACGTAAATGGTAAAAAGTGGATAAAGAAAAATGGCACCAAACGTGCTATTAACAATGTCAGTTCGTCTACGATTGAATCTACCAAACGTCATTGTAAAGATTGTAATATGGATATTCGGTGGGGCAATCGTTATGATGAAATTCTTTATAATAAGACCGGTCGTTGTCAAGAATGTCTTGCAAAGTTTGAAACCAAGTTACGTGTAGAAGGAAAGTATGATGATTATGAACAAAACAAACTATTGCGTAATCAATTGAGTCAAGCCAAAGAGTTTCGTACCAAGGTGCAGGAAAGTTTTGATTTTGTATCTTCTCATCAAAAGATATCGTTTCCAAACGGTGATGGAACTTTGGATGAATGGACGATTGAACGTAGAGAAAATATTTTGAAAGATCTGAAAGCCGATTTGAAAAAGATTGATAAACAGATTCTCAAGATTGAAAAGAAATTGGAGAAGTTAAGTCATGTCGAATGATCAAAAATCGTTAAGAGATATCATCAAGGCAGAATATAAAAAGTGTCTTGAAAACCCGATGTACTTTATGAAGAAGTACGTCAAGATTCAACATCCTAAACGAGGTACAATACCATTTGAATTATATCCTTTTCAAGATGATTCTCTACAGGAGATTATTGATAACGACTATAACATTATTTTAAAAAGTCGTCAGCTTGGTATTACCACATTGTGTAGTGCGTATAGTTTGTGGTTGATGGTATTTAATAGTGACAAAAATATTTTGTGTATCAGTATTACACAAGAAACATCTAAAGAAATTGTTACCCGTGTACGTTTTGCCAATGACAATCTTCCAAGTTGGTTGAAAGTTCCATGTGTCGAAGATAATCGTCTATCATTGCGTCTTAAGAATGGTTCACAAATTAAAGCCGTATCATCTTCTGGTACCGCTGGTCGTTCGGCCGCACTATCAATGTTGATTATTGACGAGGCCGCATTTATTGATAACATCGATGAAATTTGGACATCGGCACAATCGACACTATCAACTGGTGGTAAAGCAATCGTGTTATCAACACCAAACGGTGTTGGTAACTTTTTTCATAAAACTTGGGTAGAAGCTGAAGGTAAAAAGAATAAGTTTCACACGATACGTTTGCCATGGCATCTTCATCCTGAACGTGATCAAACTTGGAGAGATGAACAAACAAAATTGCTTGGTCCAAAGATGGCCGCACAAGAATGTGATTGTGACTTTGCTACATCAGGTAATACTGTAGTTGATGTGCCGATTCTTGATTTCTATAAACAGACAAAAGTACGTGCTCCTGTCGAAACTAGAGGTATGGATAAATTGTTGTGGTTGTGGGAATATCCAGACTATACACGTTCATATTTGGTATGTGCGGACGTTGCTCGTGGTGATGGAGGCGACTATAGTGCATTTCACGTAATTGATATTGAAAGTTTTACGCAGGTTGCGGAATACAAAGGACAAATTGGAACCAAAGATTATGGCAATATGTTGGTCAATGTTGCTACAGAATATAACAACGCCTTGTTGATTGTAGAAAATTTAAATATTGGTTGGGGCACAATTCAACAAATCTTGGATAGAAAATATCCTAATTTGTTTTATAGTAGTGCTGATTTAAAATATGTAGACGTGGAACATCAAATGACCAATCGAATCCATTCTGTCGAAAAGAAGATGACTCCGGGGTTTACTACAACATCTGTAACAAGACAGTTGATTATTTCACGATTAGAAAGTTATATGCGTGAAAAGACCATAAATATTCAGTCAACACGTACAATTGATGAATTGTATACGTTTATTTGGAATAATGGTAAAGCCGAGGCAATGAAGAATTACAATGATGATTTGGTAATGTCATTTGCAATTGGATTGTGGGTACGTGATACCGCTTTGAAATTACGTCAACAATCAATAGATATGACTCGTAATATGTTGGGTAGTATCAATAGATCTGAACAACAAAGCTCTCCTGTGTATACTACAAAAAACGCAAATGCACAACAGTCGTGGGAAATGCCTACCGGACTAAAAGATCAAAAAGAGAGTTTAACTTGGTTATTATAACGATCTTTCACTATTTATTTACGAAATATAATACAATTGTATGGCAGATCAACCGACAGATTTAAAGAGCAGATCACTATTTGCTCGTCTTAAGAGACTTTTCTCTACAGACGTTATTGTACGTAACGTTGGTGGTAAAAAGTTAAAGGTAGTAGATACCGATGAAGTAGCATACGCTACGGATAGAAACACACTACGTGACCGTTTTAATCGTATTCGTACTTCTGCGTACAATCAGTATAGTAGAGATTTCACCCTTAGTTATCAAGCCGCTCGTATCGAATTATTCAGAGATTATGATACGATGGACATGGATCCAATTCTTAGTTCTGCATTGGATATTTACGCGGATGAATCATTGACACGTAACGAAATGGGAGATGTTTTGGTGATCAATACACCAAATGATAATATCAAACAGATACTTCGTAACTTGTATTATGATATCATGAATATCGAATTTAACCTTTGGAGTTATGTTCGTAACATGTGTAAGTACGGCGATTTTTATCTTAGACTTTATATCAGTCCCGAGTACGGAGTTTATATGATTGAGCCAATTAGTGCTTATAATGTAACCCGTGTTGAAAACAGTGATTTGTATAATAAGAACTATATCAAATTTCAAGTCAACCTACCTGACGGTGGTAAGGTCGAAGATCTTGAAAACTATCAAGTAGCACATTTTCGTTTATTGAGTGATAGTAACTTCTTGCCATATGGTAAGAGTATGTTGGAAGGTGCTCGTCGCGTTTGGAAACAATTGAGTTTGATGGAAGACGCAATGTTGATTCATCGTATTATGCGTGCTCCTGAAAAACGTATTTTCAAGATTGACGTTGGTAATATTCCTCCAAACGAGATTGACTCATATATGGAAAAGTTGATTGCTAAAACCAAAAAGGTACCATATATCGATGAAAAAAGTGGTGATTACAATCTTCGTTTCAATCTTCAAAACATGGTTGAAGATTTTTATCTTCCTGTTCGTGGTGGTGATAGTGGTACCAGCATTGAATCTCTTAGTGGCATGGAATTCACTGGCACGGACGATATTGAATATCTGCGTAAGAAAATGATGGCTGCTCTCAAGATACCTAAGGCGTTCTTGAGTTATGATGAAGATTTGAGTGGTAAAGCTACATTGGCACAAGAAGATGTTCGTTTTTCTCGTACAATTCAACGTATTCAACAAATTCTTATCAGTGAATTGACCAAGATTGGTATTGTACACTTGTATGCACAAGGATACAGAGATTCAAGTTTGGTTGATTTTAGTTTGGAACTTACCAATCCATCAACGGTATTTGAAAAGGAAAAGATCGACATTTGGTCAAATAAGGTATCTGTCGCTAAAGACATGTTGGATAATAAGTTGTTTAGTAAAAAGTGCGGTGGCGGTGGTGGAGGCGGTGAAACCGGTGGAGAAGCTGGCGGTGAATCCGCTCCTGCTGGTGGAGGAGAAGCTGGTGGTGCAGAAATTCCTACATTGAAGGAAAAGTCAAAGCCAGACTATGAACGTCCGTCTCAAAAAGGATTGAAAAAGGCCAGTAATTATCCATTCGGAGAAGATCCACTCGGTCATCTTGAAATGAATAGGGATTTTAAAGCAGATAGATCCCCAAATCATAAGTTCACAGGATCTTCACCGTTTAGTCTTGAAAGTATCAATAAGGAATTGACTACTTTAGACTCATATCTCAAGACTGCAAAACAAGAAAAACAAACATTGATTTCCGAAAATAAACAAAAATCCATGATGGATGAATCTAACATACTAGAATAATACAATTATGGGAGTTTCATCAAAAATTGATATATTTATAAATTATAACTACTAATATGCACAAAGCGAAGCATTCAAAGTTCAAAAATACGGGAATTTTGTTTGAGCTGCTTACCCGTCAAATAACAGCAGATATTATTGGGGGTAAGGATGAATCAGCTGCCAAACAAATTCTTTTTAAGTATTTTTCTGAGAATACCGAATTAGGTAAAGAGTATCAACTATACAATTTCCTACTAAACGAAAAAGCTAGAGATGCCTCTCACGCTGAAAGAATAATCAGTGTGGTATTGGAATCACGGGCACAATTAGATGACAAACGACTAGCACAACAAAAGTACGATTTGATCCGTGAGATAAAAGAAATCTATCCAATTGATAGTTTCTTAAAAGCCAATATCAAGAATTATCGTATTTTTGCATCCATTTATAAAGTCTTCGAAAATAAGACATCATCCAAGTTTGACGTTAAAGAAGTAGTTCAATCCAGAGAATCCATCATTGAGTCTTTGTGCAAAACAGTAACTAAAAAGTCTGATAATGATGAAGGATTGTTGGAATACTATAAACAACAAAGCGAGGATATTCGTCTTCTCGCATACAAATTGTTGTTGGAAGGTATGAATACCAAGTATAAGGATTTTGATGACAATCAAAAGAACCTTATTCGTGAATACATTCTTAACGTATCAAATACCAATTCTCTTTCCAAATACGTTTGTGAAGAAATTGAAAAGATTAAGAAAATTATATCAGATTCTACATCCAAGATTAAAGATAATCAAGTTGTTTATATTAAACTTACAGAAATCACTAATGTTTTGGATAAAGTAAAACCTTCTACTGTTGTCAAAGACAATCATATTATGGCATTATTATTGTCATATGAATTGGTCAAAGAACTTAATAACTTGAAATAATATGAGTAAAGAAAAGAAACCAGAGACTCCAAATTTGATTACCGGAGAAGATGAAGCCAAGTTGAAAGAACTTATCAAGAAATTGATTAAACAAGAACTACAAGATCTTGATGAAACATCAACAACTAGTGGAACTGGTGGAACTGGTGGAATTGATGGCATTAAAACTCCACGTGCTTTTGCAGCGCCTGGACAACGTGGTAGTAATAGTGCAACTAAGGCTACATTGAAACAAAATCCCGGTTCAAAGCTTGCAGAAAAAGAAGAAGAACTTGACGAAAAGAAGGCACCAAAGAAAAAGAAGGAAGTTAAGAAGAAAAAGCCAGATGCAGATGGTGACGGTGTTCCTGATTGGGCTGATAAACATCCCGGTAAAGATGACGCTGACTTTGAAAAGAAAATTTCAAAAGCAACACCAGATCAAAAGACCAAGTTTATTAGAACAATAACCAAGGGCATTAAAGATCTTACTGAAAAGGAAAGTAAGTTAAACGAGGCGGTATCTCGTTATATTCGTTTGAAAGAAAATCCTAAGAAGAATTCTTATAAGGTTTCTTTGATTACTCAAGAAATCACAAAGATGCTTAGAGAAGTAGACTTTTTAATGAGTGTTAACCATAAACTTAAGACTGAGATGGAAGTTCCAAATGAAACTTTGTGGAAACGTACATCTGATAGAATGGCTGAAATCAAAGCTAGACTCAAGTCTATTGGTGAAAAACTAAGAAAAATACAATAATATGATTTCACTTGTCAAATTACTTACCGAGGACGAAAACGATCCTCAACATTTTGGTACATCGACTGCGGGCGGTCAACCATTGCCTGCTACTTCTGTAGACTATAATGTTAGTTCAGATTTTAGTGATTTTGAAGCAAAGATTGCAAGAACAACGGCTGAATCAAAAGCAGCATTCTTACAAAATTTGAACAATAGAGTTTTGGGTAAGAAGGTATCAATACAAGCATCCAAAGGATACGGTCAACCTGTTCGTGATTATGAAATCTCAGTAACAAGTACCAGTCTTGACTATTTTTATGATCGTTATGTAGTAATTCTACGTGACGAGGATGATAAGGAATACTTTTTGAAGCCCGGATTCAAGATTACAATTTTGGGTCAAGGTGAACCATTAAAGATAGAAAAGCCTAAAGAACCAAAAACTGCTGAACCGGGAACAAAAGCAACAACAAAAGGTGGACAAGTTGCAATTCAAACCGCTAAGCCAATGCCACAAACACAATACGTTGCACAACCACAACAGAAAAAACAAGCTTAATTATGGATAAAACAGTACAAACAGGTTGGATTTTCTTTGAACCAATTGGTGGACAGTTGAATGAAGCAACTGACGATCCATCAAAATCTATGATCGTGCAAGGTGTTCTTCAACGTGCAAACGCAAAGAATCAAAACGGTCGTGTATATCCAAAAGATATTTTGGAACGTGAAGTCAAGAAGTATGAAGACAACTTCGTAAAAGAACGCCGTGCATTGGGTGAACTTGACCATCCGGACAGTAGCGTTGTCAATCTTCAAAACGTCAGTCATAACGTTGTTGAAATGATGTGGAATGGTGATGATTTGGTTGGTAAAGTAGAAATACTTCCTACACCAAGTGGTAATATTTTAAAAGCACTTTTTAAGGCCGGTATTAAGTTGGGTATTAGTAGTCGTGGTTTAGGAAGTGTACGTAAAAATGTAAGAGAAAATGCAGATGAAGTTCAAGACGATTTTGAACTTATTGCATTTGATTTTGTAAGTAATCCATCGACCAGAGGAGCATTTTTATTTCCAACTGGTGCATTGAATGAGTCTGTACAAAATACTACTGTAAACAAATACGCAAAAATTGAATCGTTGATTCACGATATAATCTCTGAAGTTAAATAAAATATGAACAACACTCAACTGATAATTGAAAATTTATATTTCAAGCAACTTCTTTCCGAGGAAGTTGCTTTTTTTGATCAATACGAATCACTTTTTGGCGATAGAACCAAAGAGTTTTTTCAACACTATATTGACGGACTGTCTGCTCAAAAAGAATTGATTCTTCAGTTGGAAAATCTTGAGATTACCGAACAACTTATTCAAGAAAAGTTTGGTGATCAATTTGCAGCAAAAGCTGCCGGTTTGGGAGCAAAAGCTAGAGCTGGTATCAACAAGTTAGCCACCGGTGGTAAGTTGGGTGGTACACTTGGCAATTGGGTACAAAATAAATTTGGTGTTAAAGGTTCCACAACTGATGCAGGAAACGAAGCATATCTTAAAGCCAGAAACCAAAACTTCACAAGAAGTTTGGGGGATTATTTAGGTCAACTCAAGACATTTGATAAATCTATACCTGATAAAGTTGGTTCTGTTCCAGTCAAGATGAGTGGATGGGCCGGTGGAATTTGGCAGAAGGGTAAACAAATTGCAAGTGGTGCAGGTGATTTAGCATTTGCTGGTACACTTTTAACTCCAGCAATGTTGACCGGAACTGCTTTTGCTGGTGTCGGTGGTGTTGAAAAGTTGGCACGTAAATTAAATGAAGTATTTGATGCACAATGGGCAAAACTTCAAAACCTTCAACCAGTACAAGATTTTGATCGTTTGTTTGAAGTAAAGAAAAAGTTGCTTCGTGATAAACTATCAAAGATAGATTCATCTGGTAAAGAAACTTCTACCATTCTTAGTACCATCGATGCATTAGGAAAATATGGACGTGAAAATCCAATTAAATCTGGTATCATTATTGGTTTGTTAACTTTTGCAGCAGCTATCAGTGCAGGAACATTGGGTCTTGGTGTATTAGCTTCTTCACAAGTGTTTATTCTTGCCACGGCTGTCAGTTTTGTTTTACGTACAGGTCTAGGTTTGTTAAAGGGTGAAAGCGCATCAGCATCCGTTGGAGCTGGCGTTAAAACCGGTGTTGCAACTTTAGCTGGTGGTGCTCCGGTGGGAGCCACTGTAGGAGCAATTCCTTCAATTAAAAATGAATCTTTGATGTTGTCTAATATCGTACAAGATATTTTATCTGAAGCGGATCCGGCAACATCTGCTCCTGCAACAGCACCAACGACTCCTGTTACTCCATCTGCACCTACATTGAATCCAAATCAACTTAAAGCAGTTGAGAATCTTAAGTTTAACATTGGAAAAGAAATTTCAACATATCTAAAAGATGTTGCAAAGACATTTAAAGTAAAAGGTGCATCAACCTCAGAGTTGGTGGACAATTTAAAGAAAATTCCACAAGCAAAAACTGCTGTTGATATCATTGAAAGTTTGATGGCAGAGTTTCCAAAATATAAATTGGAATTTCCTAAAGATGTTGTTGTCGATGATAAAGAAGCTTCAACACCTCCAACCCCAGCTACACCAGGCGGTGGTGGTGGCGGTGGAACCGCACCAGGCGGTGGAGGTGGTGGCGGTGGAGGTGGTGGCGGTGGAACCGCACCAGGCGGTGGAGGCGGTGGCGGTGGAACCG